TATAGGATTTCCTGGAGGACCCCAGAAATATGCTCAGGCAATAGTTGATCCTATTGGCTATATTAGGGATACTGTAAGTAGGATGCTTTCGAAATCAGAAGTTGATAGACAATTAGCAGCAGAAAAATCTGTAACAGAACAGATGACAAATATAGCTAATGAAATGAAAAATTTTGTGTATAATCCAGATAAAGGATTAAGCCCAGATTCTCAGCTATATAAATCTATTGCTGTTATGATATCTGATGCTTTTCTTAAAAAAATATATTACAGCCCAATCATGCTTAGTGGATATCCAACGGGTGAATGGCATTTAACTATCGGAAATCCACTAAATCCAATTGCAATGATGGGAAATTTAGTTTGTAAGAATGTTAAAATTAGTTTTAATGACGAATTAGGCCCGGACGATTTTCCTACAGAGATGAAAGTTTCTATAATGCTAGAGCCAGGAAGACAGAGACATAGGGGCGATTGGGAATCAATGTTTAACAGAGGTAATGGAAGGTTATATCTAGGCCAATTACAATCTAGTAAAGAAAGTACTAATGCGTGGGTTAATACGCAAGGAAACTTTGTTAATGCTACAGAGGGACAAAATATTTACGATGTTACTAGACAAAATATAGATCCTTTGACTGGAACTGAAACAAACTCACAATTAGGGACAACCCCAATAAGTACCGGACAATAAATAAAATTCTAGATTATGCTTACAATTGATATAATAGAGGATAAATCATATTTTACAAATCCTAAAACAGTTCAAACATACTTGGATTTAACTACATCTTCTTGGGACCCTAAGAATGTAAGATATAGTATAAAATCTATCGGCATAGTAACAGATGAAACTGAAATGAGACCAGATTTGGTTTCGATGATGTATATGAATGAATATTCCAGACTAGGTACTATGCTAAAGCTTAATAATATCTCAAATCCTTTGAGTGTTAAATCTGGGGAGGTATTGTTTATTCCTGGAGATGAGATGGTTAATAGCCTTTTTAATAGTGGACAAGCTAAGAATAACCAAAAACAAAAATCTAGATCGTTTCGTAAAGAACTACAGGAAAAAATATCGCAAGTAAGTAAGGAGAGATTAGAATACTTAAATTCTAAAAATATATCTAATTTAACAGAAACACCCCTTCCGCCTAATCTTTTAAGGGAGGGCGAACAGCAAATACTTGTAACTGAGGGAAGATTAATATTTGGCCCTGATATAGGACAGTGTAGAAGTAGATCTAAAAAGAATGTCTCTGTAACAGACGTAAAAACTAAATTAGCTCAGAAGAATATTTTTAAAAGATAAATGGCTGTACAAGTAAACATAAGAAAAACGATACTTCAGTATAGGGATACTGATATTCTTTTAGATGATCTTAGTGTTGCAGATACTTCATCACAGGAGGGAGATCTTCAGCTGAATGATCAAAAGGCTGACAACATACAGAAAAAATACATGGGTACAAGTAAACCCATGGTTAGAATAAACACTGAGGTTATAGAGGGGATTAGATTCTTTAAGTTAGATCTTACTGGATTTAAACCAACTGTTATATTTAGATTTGAAACTGTTGATGAGAGATTTATAACCACATCATTTCCTAAAGATGGAGACATAGTTTCAGTTTATATAAGACCATTTGGTGAGATATTTAAGCCAATAAGAATGGATTTTATTATAAATGAGGTTATATCGCCATTTAATAATGGACCTTATACAGATTATACGCCATCACAGGGCAAGATACAATCATATACTATAATGGGGGAAGTAAGAATACCTAAGCTGTATAAGGATGTATCTAAGGTTTATAAAGGAAATAGTGTGGATGCTTTGATTAAAATAGCGGAGGATCTTGGATTAGGATACGCATCTAATGAAACGAAGACTAATGATTCTATGAATTGGATTTCACCTAATGTAGATTACAATACTTTAATAAAGCATATAGTAAATAGTGCTTGGCTTGGTGAGGAGGATTATTTCGATTGTTGGATAGATCAGTATTACAATATAAATTTTATAAATCTAAAGAAACAATTTGATGATGTTAATCCAGGTATAGAAACAATGAGAATGGCTTATGGATCGGATTCTTTTAGCACTATTATGCCTGCTGGTACAGAACCAGCTGAAGTAGAGTTTCCTCTACTACTAACTAATTCCACACAATTTTCTAAATCCCCGCTATTTATTAAGGACATATCGGTAGAGCAAAATGCTGGAAGGATTAACAACGATCTTGGTTATTTTCAGAGAATTCAATTTTACGATAGTAAGTTAGTTTCTGATAAACCTAAAAACAAATTTGTTGAGTATAATATAGAATCTGTTACAAATAAAAATTTGGGATCTAGAGATACTATAAACAAAGGAAGACTGGGGGAGAATATCTACAAAGAGGAGATAAAAAAGACTTATGTTGGGACTGTTTATTTTGACAATGTACATGAGAATTTTCAACAAGCTTCTATACAGAATATCATAAATAGAAACGATTCCTACAAGATATTACTTAGAGTTAAAAATAGAGCGTGGACTCCTTTCTTATACAGAGGACAGACATTTCCTGTTATTATAGTTTCCGAGGGAAGTGAGGTTGCAAGTTCTTCCGCTAGAAATAGCCCAGGCGGGGGGCAAGAGGCATCTTTAGGTACACCCGGGGATAAAAGAATGATTAATGCCTTTCTTTCTGGGAATTATGTTGTATTAGGGTTTACTATTGAATATGACGCTGAAGGAATATACCAGACTATGATACTTGGTAAAAAGCAATGGGCTTTAAATCCAGGATTAGCATCCGAACCAGCATCTCTAGATCCTAAAATATTTGATGCTGAATTCAATGATCTAGTTGAAAATGCTTCATCTATATTACAACAAAATACACAAAAACTTAAGAGTGATATACATACTCAATAAATAAATAAAAAAATGGCAGATTATTTTGACGGATCTGGTTTTGGATCATCTTTAGGAAATAAGGTTCTACCTGACGGGGATGCTCTTAAAAGAAAAGTAGACTCCCAGAGAGAAACCTGGCTGAGAGGTATATCTTCTACTAAGTTTGGTAAAAAAGAGGATCCTACCTATTTGCATTTTAGATTTATTTTTGATTTTGGCGAGAATTCTATAATGGATCCAGAGACATTTTTAGCACCCTCTCCTTTATTTAGAAGTGTTCCTAATGATAATGATCAGATACAGAGAGATGCTGAGAATACTGTAGTAGGTCTTGGAAGGGGTGATGCAGAGTCTGCCGCATCTGCAGATTTTGCCAGTAGACTTAAAACTGAACAGTCCTTAAACGGAACATATCTTACTGATACTGATTTTTTCTATGGTAGTAAGATGGTTATAGATTCTAGAGCATCGCAGGGAGTTTTTAATATAAATGGGGGTGGTGTTGGATATATGGGGGCTGAGCAATTTCTAGCTCAGAGGTCTTCAAAAAGAAAACAAATGATTAAAGCATTTAAAAATGGATTAAAATTTATAAATGATAAATGCCCTTATTATTTTCAATCACTAAGCGGATTAGATCAATTATTAAAAGTTGATATAAAGAATTTTCATAAACCTACAGCAAGCAAACCACAAAGAGCGGGAACACTTACTGTAGAGTGTATGGAATCTATAGATATGAGAATATTTGCTCTATCTGAATTGTATCGTAAAGCCATATATGATTATACTTATCATAGAGTTATGCTACCGGAGAATCTTAGAAAATTTAGAATGTGGGTAGTTGTATCAGAAATAAGAAATATACAGCTTACGTATGGTATAAATGACGTTCTTAATCCTTTTTCTATCCCTTCAGTAGCACAAGGAGCTAATTTTTTAGACAGTTTTAATTCCCAATCTGGTCTATTAGATAACACACAGGGATTATTACAAAAATCAACTAATGCTCTTGGTATAAATGATCCTTCTGCAGGTGATAAATTTGGATCGTATACTCTAGGACCCTATGCTTTTATTTACCAATTAGACCAATGTGAATTTGATTTTGATGAATCATATCCATCTTTTTCAACAATAGATAACAGAGGGGGATCTGCGGTAACCAATAAATTTAAAATAAATGTCGGAAGAGTTAAGGATCTAAAAATACAATTTAATGAGCTTGCTGACGTAATGCAAAAAGACGATAACGTTAAACAGATGGTTATCGCAGATACCTGGGGATCTATCGCTGATGGGTATACAGGATATGACTATAAAGGAACTGAAGGAGTAGAATCGATAGATCCATCGTCTAAAGCTAATCCTGCTGAATATTTTGCACAACTTGCTTCTAATTTTATAACAAATAGTGTTGCGGATCTTAAGGATCAAGGGGTTCAATTATTACAGGGTGCTATACTAGGAAATATTTACGGATTAGGCGGGGTTAATCCAGGAGCAGCTTTAAGAAGTGCTCAATCTGTTGCTAATACTGTTAATAATTTTATTAATAATGGAATACCTAATCCTTTTAAAGATAACACGCCTCAAGGTCAAGGATTAGGAGGACCCGGACAAAGACAATATCCATCTATAAATGAGGATGTTTATACCGGGAATTCATCTACACAACAACAAAATTTAGGTAGCGCCTACCCAGGCTCTAATGGCTCATCCACTCCATTAAACGAGGATGCTTATCCGAATAATCCAGGAACTGATTTAGGATTACCTGATAGGCAATATCCACCTTCAAAAGGAGATGAGTATAAAAATGTACCCGGATCAGATTCTGGAGTTCCTGGGAGAGTATATCCGGATGTAATTAAAGAAGATGTTTATACTAGTAATCCTGGATCAGATCTAGGTGTTCCCGATAGACAATATCCATCAGTTGATGATGATCAATATAATAATGTCCCTGGATCTGATCTAGGAGTACCAAACAGAGTATATCCATCATTAAATGATGATGTATACGAAGATAATGCACCAGATTATCCTGGAATTTCTGAAGACGTTTATCCAGATCAAAGTGTAATTAACACTGACCAGATAGGTAAGATATATGATGATAACACCAACCAATATTCTTCCATAGGGGATAAAGAATATGAAGAAACACAATCAGTAGCAGAGAATAATATAGGTGATGTTTATGATGATTTTAAAAACGAATATCCTGGGGTAAGTGAAAAAGTTTATAAAGATCCACCTATAAAATCCAGTGAAATATTTGGTGATGTTTATGATGAAAAGCCTAATACTTATCCAGGGGTTAACGATAAGGAGTATGATGATCCTTCTATACCTAACAACGGAATAAATGAAGATGTCTATAAAGGAGTACCTGGTAATGAATTAGGAGTTCCTTCTAGACAATACAGATCTATAAACGAAGACGCATATAATCAAAATATAAATAATCCGGACGTTAAGAGGATAGGGAGAATATATCCTTCCTCTACTAACAACGAAAACAATTAATAGAGATTCTCTATAATTAAAAATGGGACTAGTAGATAGAAATAAATTAGAGAAGCCTAATATTGAGATATCTCATTATTTAGGAGTTGTAGTAGACAATAAAGACCCCGAATTTAAGTGTAGAGCTAAGATAAGGGTTTTTGGTGTTTTTGACGAGATTGCAGACGAGGATCTTCCTTGGTCGTATCAAAGATTTGAACAGAGCTATGGATTAGGTGGCGGATCTGGAAGGATGTCTGTCCCTAAATTGGGTTCGGTTGTTCATGTTCAGTTTAATAATGGGAATTATTATAGCCCAGAATATAAAGCAGTTCAGGAATTAGCTCCAGATTTAATAGATGAAATAAGAGCTAGTTACGATGGTTCTCATTCAATCATATATGATGGAATAGAGAGACTCAAAATGTATTATACAGTAGAGAAAGGATTGGTTATAGATTTAAAAGAATCTAAAATAATCATAAGAAATGATAATTCTATATTAATTACTCATGCTGATGATACATCTTCTATAGAGCTTAAAGGAGGAAAGATAACCAAATATGCGGACCAAGAGATTGAAAACACCGCGGTTACTAGGATAAAGCATAGCTCTGAGGAAGTTTGGATGGACGGTAAAACAACAAATCTGGGGCATTCTCCTTTATTTTCTGCAGTTTGTGCAGAACCCCTTTTTGACTTTCTTAAAAAACTGGCAATCTCGGTGGATTCTAAAATGCCTGCTACACCAGGAGTTAATTCCACTTTAGCTTCTAGCTTTGAACAATTGGCCACAAGTCAGACTGTTAGGGTAACAAGAGAGAATTCTCCTGATTTCCCGGTAGTTCCAGCAAATAATGATTCTCCTGTGGGTATACCAAACACTGGAACTAGTGGGACATCTGGAACTAGCGGAACTAGTGGAACATCTGGAACTAGTGAAATAACGGGAGCATAATGGCAGATAATATAGAATCCAAGATAGATCTTTTATTAAGTAAGGATTTCGAAAAGACATCCACTGATGAGTTGTTGAATATCATTTCCGATGGTAAAATAAATATTCCCTACGAGGATCTTCAATCTAAGGAGGGATTTGAAAAAGAGTTAGATAAAAATAAGAAGCAAGTAGAGGGAATAATAGAGAGTCTAAACCCATCTAAACCTCCTATACCTATAAAAGATATAGAGGACTTAGCTTGTAAATACGAGGGAGACGATCTTTATAGTAGAATAATACTCGAAAGCTTAAGAAGAGATAATCCAAAGGTATATGATGAGCTTTTAAACTCTAGTGAGTATAAAAGTAATTTACCTATTTCAGAGGAGGATCTAGGAGTTAAGATTTCTGGAAGATCCCTTGGATTTTCTAAAAAAATACCATCCGATGGAATATTAAAATATCTTAAGGGAAAAAATCCAGGATTGCTTGAAAAAATAAATGAGGGGATATTTGACAATATAGATCCTTTAGTAGTTGGAAAACCTTCTAACTCAGGATCTAGAAAAAAAAGAAAAATGAATGTTCTAGGGTTTGAGATACCTCTAGAATTCATAATGAATGGTAAAAAAATAGCCCACGTAAAAATAGGAGGCGACGAGATAAATCTTGATAAGGCTTTAGAAAAAATAAACAATCTGTTAAAAAAGCAAAACCAGAATTCTAAGCCATGTGATTTTGAAGGAGTAGACGAGAACACACAATCAGAAAGGATAGATGCCTTTGATTCTAATTTTTATCCTGATGGGGATGATCCTATTATAGATGATGATTGTCTTCCTGGAATTCCTGAAGATCCTATAACAGGAGATCCGATATCAACTAAGGATAATTTTAATGAATCCATCGAGGATTTTTGTGATCCACCCGTTTACGAATTTAATAGAGAGGAAGAGCCAGATCCTGATCCTACTCCAGTAGATATAGATTCAATAAACAGCTGCATATCTTCAGCTTTAGATAAGAGCAAAAAACTGGAGGATGACATTAAATTGTTAGCTAGATGGCAAATGATAGAGAGGAGTCTGGAGGAGATTTTATATCATTATGAAGCTGTTTATGAATACCAATTGTCTCTTTCTGAAAATTGGAGAAATAGAGTTCCTGTAAACGAAGGCGGAGATCCTTCAAATCTTGATATAGGAATTCAAATATTGACATATAATGACCAGATAAGAATATACAACGAGGAACTTTCATCTCAGATAGAAAAATACAATAATGACAAGAAGATTTTTTTAGAAAATAATAATATCTTCACCGATGATTTGTTTCTTTTTAATGTATATGATACCGAGTTAAATGATGATGATTTAGAGGTTTTATTCAATAATCAGATAAATGCTAACAAATCTCCTATTACATATAATGAACAAACAAAATCGTGGCCTGTATCGGACGGAATAGCAGCTTTTAAGGACAATTTAGAAGACATAAGATCTATAATAATACAAAGGAATTTTACGTCGATTACAGAGGATAAAATAAGTGAAACTAAATCTCTACTAGATTCCTTAATATCACAGCTTTCAACTAAAACACAGAAACAGGTTACGATTGCCGATGTAGAGAAAGTCTTTTTACCTTCCAACACAGCTAACTCAGATTTATATGGACAAGGTACTATTTCACTAGAGAGAAATAATCGTGTTTTTAAAAGTGCTGCATCACTATTGTTAACTACTGAATCATATGCCTATGATTCTTACGGTTATGATTTTTTAGAAGCGCTTAAAGATTTCTCTGTAAGATATAAGACCAACTTTGTAAAATCTCTAGGGGAGCTTCAGTTTGAACTATCATTTATGAGTGATTATGGATCTCCCTTACCATATAAGAAAACAAAAAAACCTTCAAAAATAACTTTCGACGGAAAACCAACAAATCCTTTAGAGGAGGTAAGTGAGCCCGACCAAGAAAAAATAAAAATAGGTAATGAGTATGCTGGTAACGGTGGTTTATTGAAAGATAATGATCCTAGCTATTTAAAGACCTACCAATTTATAAAGATAAAAAATCTAAAGACAGGAAACCCAGATGTTGCTGATTTTTATGATTTTTTAGATAAGGTTGTAAATACTAACAATAGCAAGCAATCCATAATAAATGATATCGTAGAAGACAGAGGTATATTATACGGACAGCTAATAGAAAAGTCTACATCTCCTTGGTTGTTTTTTAACGCTACTGAAAGAGGTGATAACGACTCTAGAGATCCTGCTAAGACCAGACCCTCTAGTTTTAGTCCAGATGGTGAACCTACCCCCGTTTTTACTGAATTCTATAGTAACTTTAAAACTAAATGGAATGATAAGTATATTCAAAATAAAAAAACCTATATAGATCCTGCCATTTCAGATCTAAAAGAAAAGGCTAGAAGAGCTGGTGAGGGGCTGGGAAAAACTTTACCGACTAGTGAGGTAATAGGAATTAGGATTTTTGAGAATTATTTTGCTATAAAATCAAGATATGAACAGATAAAAGAAACAATGCTTTTAGCTGCTCAAAAAATAAATGAGATAAATGAATCATTAAGTCCTAATAATATAGATAAAAGATTTTCTGACATAAAATGTGTTGGTGGTGGATCTAACGAAGAATCTGATGATCCTGAAAACTGTCCACCTGTTTGTTGTGGAGAACCTGGATCTGATTTTAATACTGATAATTATCTCTTATCTTCTCCACCAAGCTCAGATTGCCCAACTATGTTCCAGAAATGCTGGTGGAAACAATTTTCTAAAGATCTAACTAAAGTTGGGGTTCTTCCTTATCCTAATGGTCTTCCTCCTATAGAAGACTCTAAGTATTTTTTAGCACCTGGCCCTACTGTTAGACTTGGTTTCAAATATTGGCCAGTTGGATATCTTCCACCATCTTTTATTCCTATACCCACTCCTAATCCAATAGATGGGAATCCTTATATAAGAGTTCCTCTGCCTATGATATGGACCATAATACCACCCATAGTTATACCTCTTCCTTTGAATCTTGGTATGTTGGTGATATTTATACCTTTTATAGGTGGTTTTATGCCTACTCCTCTAGTTTATTTAAAAGAATTCATAACCGGAAGTTCTTTATTCTTAACAGGGATAAGAGGTCCTAGATTTATACCTAGAAAATCGGATCCGAATGTAAAAGATCCTTTTGAGAAAGTTAAGCAGATTCTTTCTTTTGGTGTTCCTGATGGATTAATACCCTTACCTGGATTTGGGTTGGATAACTTGGATTCTTCTTCTAGGGTACTCAGCGATATTTCTTCCAATCTATCCAAGATATTTGATGGTGTACCTCCACCGGGAAATGTACAGAATCTTAGAGAGACTCAAAGAAAGGAAAGGGAATTAAAAAGAGAGATAAGAAGGAAGGAAAGAGAATACAAGAAAAAATCTGCACTGAGCGACGATCCAAAACCAAACTTAACTGCAGAAACAGAAGCACTAAAACAATTAGTGGAGGAAAGAAAATCTGCATTAAAGACAGTAATAAAGGATTATCTAAAAAATAGTATACCTGATCCTAAGCCCGTATATTTTCCAAAGGATAAGGATAAACTAAAAGTTGATATACCTGGGATAGTTAAGTCTTTAAGGATATTAAAAGAAATGAGAGCAAGCCTAGTTCCTGTAGATTGCCCCAGTTTTATAAACTTCAAAGACGAGATGAGAGAGGTACTAAAGTTGATGAAGATAATATGCCCACCTATTTATCTCAGAGATAATCTTGGTGTTGCTAATTCAAGTAAGATATTTCTTAGAATTAATAAGGATCCTAGATTAATGACAGAGGATGAATTTAGGAATCTTGTACTTGAAATGCGAGGAACTTCTTTAGTAATAGCAAAGGTTATACTTTGGGGAAATAAATTTTCTGTAACAAAGAAGGTTAGGGACGGAGCTTTTTCTGCGATAGAAAAAAGTGAATTCGAAGGGGTATTTAAATTTCCAGAAATAAAAATAACCAATTCTGCACCTAAGGGGCTAAAATTCTTAAGGAAAAAAAATCCGATAATAGAAGCAATGAAGTTTCGTATTATGGAAGGATTAGCTAATATAGAATATATCAGGGAGGATTTTTCTAGATATGTTAGGTACGATGGTGAGGATCCTATATTAGTTATCAGAGTTAAGGATTTGAAAAAATTAGTTTCTAAAAAAATAGGATTGAGTAGAATAGGAACATTTGATCCAGTAAGGCCTTTAGATCAAGAGGAACCGCTAATATCTAATTTTCCTTATCCGCAAGGTCCATTAGCTTGTCTAGGAGCTTTAAATGGGGGATTCGGGAAAGCTATATCAGCTTTCGAACTTCCTACTGTTTTTCCTCCTAAACAAGATCAGGTATCACAAACCCCTGGTCTAGGTGGAATAGTTCAAGTAACAATACCAGGATCTAAGGTAAAATCATTTCTAGCTGAAGCTTTAGGTAAAACATTAGATTCCGGTGGACTTGAGAAATATTTTCCAGAGATAAATGATGCTGATTCACCAAAATTTTTAAATCTAGAGCCTTCAGATATACAGAAGATTACAAAAAATCTAGTTTTACAATCTATAAATCCAGAATCCCCTGATGTTCCTCCTTTTTTAAATATTCTTAAAACCCCTGTAATACCCAAGGCAAGACCTACAGATATGATAGAACAATCTTTAATAGGAATGGGAGCTCCTCCTGCTGCAAGAATTGTTTATAGTCTTTTCTGGCAGTATTTTAAAAGTCTACCTAAAACCCCACTTGGAGATATTATAGTACTTCCTAAAGTTACTATGAGTGCTAAAATACTTTCAAGTATACCTTGGCCCCTAACAGTTTTAATAGGAAGAAATCTTTTAAACATAATAAATCCAATGGCTATGAGCGATGATCATCCAGTATGGAGAAGGATGAGTCTGAAAAATCCTTATTATGTGGTATATATAGATGAATTCTTAAGAAGTGCTGCAGATGTATCAGGCCTATTTAAATTTTTTCTCGGATCAGCAGATCCAGCTTATCCAATACCAGAACTTAAGTCTGAATTGGACAAGGTTTTTAAAACAAAAAAATATTAATTTCTTGGAAATTTTAATCCAATTTTATAGTATAAATCTACAAACCCAAATAATATGAAAAATAAAAACTTTAGTTGTTTCGATTACGAATTTGACGAAATGGAAAAACTAAAATCGATGTATGATAAATCATTTCCGGAAGGGACTAAGAGTGTATCCGGGAAAGATTTACAAAATAATACATCGGAGAGAATAACGCTAACATCGGTTGATCCTGATAATGGAATTGCATTAGGGGAAACTGCATTCGGACAGACAATAATTATAGATACAAAGAAGGAGGAGAAACATATGAGAAAGATGGGATACCCATCTATTGAAATGACCTCTGGACAAGTTATAGATGTTGTTATAAGCAGAGATTCATCTGGATCTTTTAATGGATCTGTATCTGCAGGATATGAAAAAGCACTCAAGAGGGAATTGCATAGATCTATAAGAGATGAAGATTGCGCATTTAAGGTTAGGGTTAAAAATGTTTGTAACGGCGGATTCATGGTGGATCTATCTGGTATAGAATGTTTCTTACCTGGAAGTTTAGCTGCTGCTAACAGAATAATGAACTTTAGTGATTATGTAGGTAAAGAGCTTAACGTAATGGTTGAGGTTTACGATCAAAAAAGGGATATATTTGTTGTATCCTTCAAAAAATATCTCAAAAAGATTATTGATAGGGAAGTACAGAATTTATCTTTCTCTACTAAATATGAAGGAACAGTTACGGGATTATCTAATAATGGTGTTTTTGTTGAATGGGACGAGATCTACACAGGTATAATTCCTATGGATGACACTAATAGAGAAATCTTATCTAAATACTCTGCCGGTGATACAATAGAATTCTATGTGATTGATGTTAAAAATCCACAGAGAATAAATCTTTCTGCAACTCAGCCAAACGAGAAAATGAAAAATATCCAGGAGATGAAGGATTCTTCATCTGAGATTTTGGGGGAAAATACTGAATTGAAAATATATAAAGGAGAGGTTACTAAAATTAAAACCTTCGGTATTTTCGTCAAAATGGAAAATGGATTAAGCGGTCTTATCGAAAAAGAAAAATTAGTAAACTCTATTAAAGAATATGAGGTTGGACAATCGGTTGATTTTTCAATCTTGAGTGTAGATTCTTCTACCCTTAAAATACAATTAATAGAGAAATAAAAATTGGCTAATCTACTTACTAATGACTTTTTCTACTCTGTTAAGTTGGGGTTCGAGTTCGAGTTCTACAGTAACTTGAATAGGAATGAAATAACCTACAGCTTAGGAAAAGTCCTAGGTAAAAAAATACTTCTTTTTAATAGGTATCACTCCAAATTTACTCCAACTAAAGATATCTTTAAGCTGGAGCCAGATTATTCTGGTGGATCTAAGATGGTAGAGCTGATCACTGGTCCTCTACCATACTTTGAAGCCATAGTCATTCTTATTAAGATTCTTAAATGGATAGACGAGAATGGATATACTGATAAGAAGTGCGCTTTTCAATTTGGTGTAAGTATAGACACTTCAATATATCCTGACGTTCCTCCAATAAACCATTTAAACATACTTAAGTTTATTTTAGGATTTGATGAGAATGTTATATACAAAAGATTCCCTGATAGGATGGGATCTCTTTATGCTAAGTCTATAAAAAGAATTGTTCCTTCCAATAAGTTCGTAGATCCTAGTAATATATCTTTTATCGATAAAAATTTATTTGATGTCCCTTTGGAAAAAAACATGGGAATAAATTTCTTAAAACTTCCAGATGGATACTTCGAAGTTAGATATTTAGGGGGTAAGGATTATCAGAAAAAATACACTTCTTTAAAAGAAGTTATAGACTATATAATCACTTATACAGTAACTGTTTTACAATTTAATAATGGATTTACTGATAATGATTTAAAAGTACTTAAAACGTTCCTAATGGAAGTTTATAAGAGTTCCTCAACTTTTATAGATCCGGAAGCTTTTCAGAAAAACTATCCACATCTAAATGTTATGATAGATCTAAAATCTGATCCACAGATACTAAGATCATTTTTCCTAAATATAAGAGAGGTTCTTTATGATTTAATAGTTGAGAATAATATTAAAGAGGGATTAATAAATTACGATAGTAATCTTGGAAAGTTCCAGTTAAAGGATATAAAAACACCAAGAGCATATCTTCTTAAGGATTATGATATTCTTGAGGGAGAAATCATGGGTAATATATTTAATTGTAGATTATTTACTTGTAAGCTAAATGATTGTACGTTAGAGGAATGCGATTTAATTACTAATAACGAAATAACCAGATCTAAAATAATGGTTTCGGATCTTTATTTTAGTAACACTGTACATGATAGCTATATAGATAATAAGGAAAAAGAAATAAACTGTGAAGTATTCGGTGGTATAATAAGATCTGGATTCATAGGAAAATTAGCTACTATATCTCCTGAAACCGAAATTGTAAAAGAAGCTGAAGACGATAAAAAATTAAAAGGAAGTTCTAAAAAACAACAGTTCCCTAATAGAAATGACGGAGAAGCTCTTTCTAAACCAGCTAGATTTGCTAACAACAATTCTAAGCCTTCAGGTATACCTGGGATAAATTTCAAATCAAATAATTAATTGATATGACTGAAGCAGATCTAATACAAGAAGTAAGAGATGATATATCTCACTCTTGTGCACTTCCTTATAATCTTAACGAGCAAGAAATAAAAAGGATTATAAAAAGAGCCAGAGCTTATTTTTATGATAATTATCAGTATGCTGTTGAAGACAGAATATTTGTATTAGGAAGAGAATTATTCGCAACCCCTGCTTTTAGAGCAACTAGACAGATACAGCTTCCTCAGTGTGTAGTATCAGTATATGATGTTAGGGAAGTTAACGGATCGGGATTGATAGGAACACCGGACAAAGATTTCGGGGATTCTAAGCTATTAGGATCTGAGCTTATGCTTTCTCCTTTTGCCGGAGATAATCTAGTTTATAGAACCGTTTTATATTCTTTCTTTGATTTAGCTAAAGCTTACTTATTAGAATCATACGCATATAATTACAACAAGAATACTAAGAAATTAACTATACTTGGTAGAGATCCTAATAGAACTTATCAAACAGATGGCGGATCATCAAGTACACTATTTACCGGTACTGATGTTGGTGTTAAAGCTTGTATAGCCATACCAGAGGAAAGTTTATACGACGATGAATTATTCGTAAGGTATTGCTTGGCAGAAGCTAAAATTAATATTGGTAGATTGCTTGGAACATTTGAATATAATCTTCCTGGAGGTGTTAGGGTTAACTATAATAACATCCAAACTATAGGAACAACTGAGAAGCAAGAGATTATACAAATGATCAAAGACGAAAATACCCCTTCATACTTCTTGCAATGGAATTAATTTCTTGTATTATTAATCCTTTATTCTAAAGAGGAATATATAGAACAAGATGGCAAGATTTTCAGAGATTTACCCTAGAAATCCAGACGATCCTAATTACAAAGAAGGATTATTACATACCGATGATGAGTTGGAAATACTTATCGGTATGATAAAAAATTGTATGCTTTCAAGACCGGGTGAAGTATTAGGAGATCCTTATTTTGGAATTGATCTAGAGGGACTTATATTTGATTTGGAGGTAGACCAAAATACACTAACTAGAGCTATTGATCTTCATCTTATGACTTATGCTCCTTTAGCATATTCATTATTTGATGTTCAATTTAAGATAGGATTTTTTAAAGGGGATACAAGAGATGCTTGTGTTATAGATTTTGCTATTAAAGGAAACCCTATATTAGGAATTAAAATATTATAAAATGGATTTATTATCAAAAAATAGAGCTAAAATATCGGACTTATTATCTCAAACTTTTGAGCTTATACAGGCCAGATACGGTATGTCACAGCAGCTTTTTACTGTTGCATCAGTTTGGGGACAAATAATATTCGTATTAGATAATCTATCTCAATTTATATTATTCTTTATTGAGGATTCTATAACAGAACTTAATATAAATACAGCAACTAGAGAAACCTCAATATATGGTTTAGCAGCTTTAGCAGGACACAATCCCACTAGATCTATATCAGCAAAGGGAGAGGTTTCTATGAAATGGAATGGTAAAAACTTTGAAGATATAGGAGGAAGCGCAGTTTTAATTCCAAAGAATTCTCAAATAAAGTGTGTAAACAACGGTAAAACGTATCTTCTTAAATTCCCACAAGAATACACAAGATTAAATCTCGATGGTTCTTCTCAATTAATATGCTCTATAATAGAGGGTGTACTTAATGTAAATCAATATACAGGAAATGGCGGCAAACTACAAAGTTTTAATGTGTCATCTCGTGGTACTTCAGGAATAGAAAATTTCGAAGTTTATGTAAAAGTAAACGGAGTCGAATGGAAACAATATGATTCGCTATATGATATTCCAAGAAACGCTCTAGGATATATGGTTAAATCGTCCATTATATCTGGTATAGATGTATTTTTTGGAACAGGAGATTTCGGTCTTCCACCAGCTCCTGGATCTATCATAGAGGTAACTTATCTAGAGTCCACTGGATCTGCTGGAAATTTAATAGTTGAGGATTCTTCACAAGCTATATTTAGATTTGACTCCGAAGGAACTGATCTTTTTGGAAATTCTGTCACATTAGCAGATGTATTACAATTAACGTGTACAATAGCTCCTCAGATGGGAGCTAACCAAGAGCCAATAGATTTAACTAGATTAATTGCACCTAAAACATCTAGAAGTTTTGTACTTGCTAATCCAACTAATTACATAACATTCTTTGAGAAATTTGGTCTATTCTCTATAATAGAGGCCTTCACTACATTCGATGACCAATACATAGATGATGATAATATTATATACTTAATACTTGTACCAGATATACAGCTTACCCTAAGATCTAATGAAACGTATTTTGATATACCAGTATCAAGATTTAAATTAACTCAGCCCCAGAGGGATAGGATATACCAGCTTTTAGACGAAAGCGGACAGAAGATAGTTACAACGGAGGTTAAAATCTTGGATCCTGTAATAAAAAAATATGTTGTAAATATAGCTATAACTATATTTGAAGGTAATGATCCTGATACTATAAAATCACAAATAGTAAACACTCTTAGTGACTATTTCTTAAACATAAGAAGAAGAGATAAAATACCAAGATCTGATTTGATCGCTTCTATTGAAGGAATTGAAGGTATAGATTCAGTTTCTTTATATTTTGTGGGTGAGGAGAATGAGGCAGCAAAAGCACAAAATCCTAATGCACCTGAAATTGGATTTGATGAATTTGGCGATATAGTTATGGGTAAGGATGAAATTATAATTATATCAGGAGGATGGGAGGATAGAAATGGTATATTCTATGATCTTGGAGCTGGAATGAATAATCTATCGTCGATTAATATAGATGTAAGATCTATAGTTCCTTACACATACAATTCTAGGGTTAATAATATACTTAAGAGTTCATTAAAAAGCGGAAATTAATATGGAAAAGAAAAGTTGGTACGAATTTATAGAATCTCAGAATGACATAAGATCCAATGTTGGTTTTGATTACGAGGGTAAGATATTTGAAAAAACTTTATCTAATCCAGTACTACAAGGGGACAGTAACAGAATGGACATACTAGCTAGTATGGAAAAGGTAGTTTACTCACTATTTGAAACTACTAAGTATATAAAGAACTATTTTAATTATACTGTTCCTAAAAATAATAAATACGTGAGATAAGATGGCTTACCAGAATCTTCTATTTTTTGACAAAAAGGGTGACCAATATAATTTTAAATGGAATGGAAATTACTGGGAGGGATCTATTCTTTTTCCTATAGTTTCTGAAAGACTTTTTGAGGTTGAGCATATTTTTATAATAGAAAAATTTTTAAACCTATCGTCAGAAATAAAATACGGATTTCCTCATTCAGACGGGGTTAGTCCAGGATCCCCGGTTTGGAGGACAAGATGGGAATCTAACTACGATGGAAAGGTTGATGTATCTTCAATAATTTACACTTATGAGCTTGGTGTTGATGGTAATTTAGATTCACCTGTATTGGTTAAAGCCAATAATGTTGAATTTTATCCAGAAGTTGTTTCAGGAGACACAGTAGATTCACCTAGCGGTATTATAGTAACAAGTGATATTAATCCCTCTTCAATGCAAATAAACATAGCATTGAATTCAAACACGGAGGGAATATATGACAGGTCTTTAATAATAGAAGACTACACAGATCCTAATAACCCTATAACTATATTATCAGTAAGTTTCCACGGTGAAGTAGAAGGAGAGGACAGTAGACTATCAGTAGTTCTAGGGAATTTTGGTAGATCATTTAATCCGGAGGATGCACTGATAGTAAGAGAAAGCGATATAAAGGAGGAATTTCCTGACTATGAAATAATAAACAAAAAAAGAAAGGAGCTATTACTTACTGGTGAAACTATATTTCCTTATCTAGGATCTTATAAATCCCTATTTAATGCTATAAAGTTTTTCGGATATTATGATTTAAGGATAAAGGAATATTGGTTAAATATTAAAAAAGATGATGCTGATGTGCTAACACCACTACAGCAGAATCAGAAAATACTGGATCAATTAAGTCAGCCTAATATAGAGGGACAAAGTAAACTTGAACTGATAAGCAGTCTTATTAAGGATGAGAATGAGGGTAAGTTTAAACA